TCATCAAATGCAGCGACTGGTTCGCCAAGATCAATGTCTCGGTAAAAGCCAGCAACTTGCAGCTTACGTAATTCGTTTTCCGTTTTGCGCATAACGTGGGTGACACGCTCGGCAGTTTGAAGGTCAGATGCGCCATAAGGAACAATCAAGTCTTCTGCTGGCACAAACAACGCTACTTGACGGTTGAGTGATGGATCAAAATAAACCTTTTTAAAGGCGTTACCTGAAAGGCCTAAGCCCCAGCACATACGCTCATGTTCTGGGCGGTACTCAGGCATCTTCTCTGTAATCTGGTAATTCATGTCTTTTTGAACACGATCAGCCGAGGCCATAATCTCAGGAGTTTCTCTACCAATTACCACGGTTTTTACTGGGCCAGCTGGAGGCAAGGTCTCCATCACTGTTTCAGCTTGGAACTTGACTAAGGCTTCGGATAGCAGCGGATGGAATACGCCACAAGCGCCTTCCCAAGGCTCAGACCTAATTTCAATCTTTAGGCCTAATAGCTCAATGCCATCGGTGTAGGTTTGCATCCATTCTTTACGAGAGGATACGTCACCTTCCACATCACCTAACAAGTCGTTACAAATAGTAGCTAAGTAGCCTTCGTCTAGGTATTCGGCAAGGTTAGCATCAAAGTCATCTGCACTTTCCTCTTCGGGTTCAATCTCAATCTCTAGTCCGTCAATACCAATCTTTACGGATTCTGGATTTTCGATCTCAATCTCAATTGGCTCCATATTGGCAGAGTCTGCCTCTAGTCCTTGAGGTAATCCGTATAGTGCCTTATCTATTGCCATAATATTTCCTTAGTAATAACTAACTGGTCTTTTTGATTTGAAGTAACGCTGCTCGTCTGCTTCATCGCTGTCAAGGCGGATAAAGCCGCCCCGTCTAAAACGTAGTAGTGCCTGGGTTGTGGAGTCAACCAAGTCATCGTGGTCTGAGTTAGGAAATGCTGCCATCTCTTCTATAACCTCTTCTGCCCACCGCTTCCTTGGCGCCCATACTTTTCCTGATGCAAACATGTCTGCTACAGAGTTTACACGGGAGATCTTGTCATTACCACGGGTTGGTGTAAATTCTTGTACTGGTATACCCATGGATCTTAGCTCAAATATCAGTGGCGCACCAGAGGCTTTTGCTTCCACAATGAACGCATCTGGCGACCATTCAGTATACAGACTCATCGCCCGTTCCTTTAATTGCGGAAATTCTAAGCGTTCTTTATGGGCATCTAGCAAAATAATGTGCGCATCGTCAGGGTCTTCGTTCATATAGAAAACACCCCAAGTTGTACATGCTGAGTAGTCTGAACGCTCATTCTTAGTAAATGCGGTATCCCAAGACTGAATGATAAATTCACAAGGCGGTGGGTTTTCTTGCTCCCAGACTTGCCACCATTCCCGTTTGACAATTGCCCCTTCTTCGGAGGTTGGGTCTTGTTGGTACTGCGCTTGCCATTTGGAAATAGGCAACACATTACGAAGTTTGTCCAATTCCTCATAGGACCAAAATTCAGGCCATAAGGGTTTGTCATTAGGCAGAATCGCTGGAAGACTAATAACCTCCCATTCATCACCGTCCTTATCAATCATCGATTGCATGACTTTGCCAGTCAAATCCCGTTTACCCCAGCGGGTCATCACGATGACGATAGAGCCGCCAGGCTGGAGACGCTGGCGAGGGCCAGACTCATACCATTCAAAGACTTTGTCGTAGACCTCTGGATTAGAGGAAGCTAAGGCTGCTTCTTGTTCCGAGTGAGGATCGTCAATAATGAGTAGATCTGCTCCCTTACCAGTGACAGTCCCCCCAACACCAATAGCGAAGTAATCACCATTAGCATTAGTGGCCCAACGACCAGCAGCTTTAGAATCTGACCGAAGAGCGACATTTGGGAATACTTTTGCATAGGTTTCTCCATCGACTAAGTTACGAACCTTTCGTCCAAAGCCAACCGCTAGTTCAGCGGTGTTAGAACATTGGATAATTTTTTTATGAGGAAACTTCCCAAGAAACCAGGCGGGGAGCAAATAGGATGCGAACTCAGACTTAGTATGACGGGGAGGCATATTAATAATAAGACGCTTAGTTTTTCCATTGGCAATCTCCTCAAATTTCTTAGCCATAACCTTATGATGGCGCCCCGATATAAACCCAGGCCACATGACTTTGACAAATTCCATAAACGAGACTTGGGCTTTCTCCCTGGTCACCGAGTCTTGGTAGGCCAAGGCCATCGATAGGATATTCTCCCTTTCTCCTTCTGGGAGGCTTTCTAGCAGCTGGGCTAATTTACTCAATGTCTTTTACCCGAATATACTTAGGGCGAATCGATCTTGCTCGGCCTTTTACGCCTTTACATAAACCTAGCTCAATTAATATTTTCATCTTTCGGGCTACGTTGCCTCGTCCTTTTTCACCAGTGATATACATGATGTCATCTATCGTTGGCCCAAAACCAAATTTTTTCCAAAACTCATCAATCACCAATAAAGTTTCTTTTTGGGCGGGACTCATCTTTTAATCTTCCTTATCAATTCTTCCGCTTCCATAGCGGCTTCTTCCTCGTATATGGCAAACTTAATATCCGACATGACTCTTAACAAACCCTGTCGATCTGACCTTAGCAAAGTAAGTAAGCACTTCCTAGCCATGATCTCCGTATACCGTGTTCCAACTTCTTCTTTGTTCATAATTCCTTTTTCCAATGCGGGTCTGGCTTTATCCATCTAGGGTCATTCTTAATTACTATCGAATCATGTAGGTGAGTCAATTGCGCTATGACGGATTTCATCTCCGCTACCGTCAGTCGACTTGCCATCACCATGACTTTCTCTACCCTAGCTTTACGGACATCACCATCGAACATTACAAATCCATCCGTTGCAAAAAGAACGGAGTCGACTCCCCTACCCAGGCGCCAGCAATGTTGTATTCAAAATACTCAATTGCTTCCTCATACGTCATACCATCTCGTTCTATGAGTATGTCTATAACTTTGTCCTGGTCATAGCATATGGCCTGTGTTCCTATTCTTTCTACGACCCCTAGGATGGCATCATCAAAACCGTCAGCTTTTAATAAATCTGGATACTCTTCGTTAATTTTCAAAATATACCCCCCACCCCTATGCGTTTAGAAAAAGTGACGGGGGGTGTCCTGGTATTAGGGTTTCTACTAAGTGTAACAGGTGTTACACTCCTCCCCCCTTGTAAGTTATTGATTATATTCATATATTTTTATGGGTTCGATTTGGGACTGGATCCTTTGAGTGGATTACTATGCAAAGGCGGAAGGCTGGAAATTTTGGAATTTTGGGGGTCGGGGTCTGGTAGGGTCTGGACAATTGTGTTTATCGATGGGTCTGGGGTCTCTGAATCACTCTGACCCTCTGCAGCTGGTGCATCATGCAGCAATTCATTATCTGGCAGCGCATCTCCAGACTGCACTGCTCCGCTGATCTCTTCCAGAAGACTATCGACCTCGATGGCCTCAACATCCTCAGCCCCCTCTGATGAAATGGCCAGACGGATCGAGTTAAGCAGCTGCTCTCTCATGGTCTGGCTGCTGGTGGTCTGGATCAGCTCTCTGCGTTCCGTAAACAAGGCGACCTCCGTCATTTTGCCGATCAGCTCCAGAGCTTTGAGCTGCTGCGCTGGAGGGATCTCTTCATTCAATGCCAGACCTGTGAGCCTATGGATTGCGATAGACCTCAAGCGAGCAGGTAAAAGGTATGACTCCGCCTCTTTTGCCTGTTCCAGAGCCTGAATATATGCTGCGACTCTGGGGTTCGATGTCAGCTCTGCAGCTGCTCTGCTCTGGGTCGCTGGCTTTCCTTTGGTGTTGTAGACTTTGCGATAGGCTGCCGTCTTATTGGTCTTGAGTGTTTCCTCTGCAAAGGCTTTCTGTTTCTTGGTCAGAGTGATTCCAGCCTGATTCGATCCCAGCAATATCTGGTTAATTGGCACAGCCTCCAGACCCTCAGAAATCTGCTTTCTGGTGAGTTTTTTCATCTTGGGTATTTGTTGAGTATCCATAGGACGGAGTATAGGACGGATCGAGGCTCTTTGGTGCAGTCTGGAGGGATCTGGCTCTCTGGTCTCTCTCATGTATTTGTTACTCTCTGGAGAGCTGTAACAGCTGGGCTGTTTCGCTTCGCTAAGTTAACCTGAAGGAATACGCAAACATCACCAGGCTTTTGCTCAAAATTAAAAAAAGCCTGGTCACTTTTCAACCCTCTAGCCCTGATTCTGTAAGGGTCTAAAAAATATTTTCAATAAGTCGAAATAAATTGTTGACAGTCAATAAGGCAAGGCCTGAAAATCATGAGGTAGTTTATTTTTTAATCATCTGCTAGGAGGTTCGACTATGGTTTTAGAAAAGGTAATACACGGGTATGAGATCACTCTGGACACGGACTGCGATGGTGCTGGCGACTCCAGCCCAGATCGTGTCACAGGCTGCTGGATCAACAAAGGGGATTTCTCTGGGTCGCTGGAGCTGGTTCGTGCTTTGGATGGTCTGGAAGATCGGGAGGGCAATTATTTGCCCATCAGCAACAGCACTTTTTTTGCAATTGAAAAGTGGGCTTTAGCCCACGGCTACTAAAGGGGGGTTTTATGTATTCTGTTTATTTATTCGAGGTAGATCGTGCCTATGGTGGACCAGAAGAGGGGGGCTGGTGGTTCGATGTTGGTCAGCCTGTAACGCATGCAAAGAATCGCACTTTTTCAAATCGAGGCGCTGCGCTCTCCTACTACCGCACTCTGGCGGATCTGGAAGAGCAAATAAATGAGGGTCTGGCTCCGCTGGATTCCGTGCTGTGCTCTGGTGTTTATCGTTTCATCGTCTCAAAGGGTCAGCCCAAGGCTTTCCCAGAGAGCCGTCCCTATTACTGCTAGGAGGTTTTTTTATGCGTCAAGATATGCAACGGGTTAAGGTTTCGACCCTTAAAGTAGGCCAGACTCTGGCTTATGTGAAGCCGTCTCTCGATCACTCAATTGATAGTCTGACCCGTGAGGGGGGTTATATCTGCATCAATGGGGAGCACTGGCTCAAGCCCTCGGATCATGTTTTTATTTTGAAAGGGTCAGAATGAAAATGGATTCCTTTGGGCTGTTGGGCTTTGCCCATTTACTGGGGGCAATTGCCCTCGGTCTGGCTGGGTCGGATGATCTTCTGGTCTGGTCTCAGTTTCTTGGCGGTCTCTTGGAGATCGCTCTCGCTGTTTATTTCTACTCGGAGGTTTAATCATGTTGGATCAATCAATCAATGCCCGTCTTACTGCAGCCGTTTCCCCGTCTTCTGGGTCTTCTGTCGCTGGTTTCTTTTATATCGATGGGATACCCACTAAAGGGGTCTGGGTCGATCTCTTGCCTGTCCGCAGCTGGGACGATGTTCGGGAGGCTCTGGAGGTTCAATTTCCAGAGGCTGTGATCGATGAAATTCTCATGGCTGATTATGAGGGCGACATCCTCAAGCCGTTCTATTCCTCCAGCTGCG